GAAGAAGGGTCAGAGGTGTCCTAGGCATGCTAAAAAACCTACCCCCCTTGCTTGAATTACAACTTACGCACAAAGTTTGCAAATTCCAATCCTCATCACCACCACCAGCTTGTCTTGGCACAATGTGGTCAACGCTGTTGCCGTCTAAACCGCACTGCTGGCATGTGTGACCGTCACGTTGCAAGATACGCTGTCTAATCTTGCGCCATTTGCTTGTCGAACCGTTGTCCCGTAAAGCACTCATCTAATACCAACCATGTTTGCCATGATACAGCCACGCTTTGCATGGTGTTTGGTAACGCTTTGTTATGTACTTCAAAGAGGCATCTATTTGACGGTATGGGTCTAAGTCTCGATACCACTTTGACCTCATCTGTCCCAGTCCATAATGACTGCCATTGCGTGCTGTGTATGACCAACGGCTTTCCTTAGTGATGATCTTGTTAAAGCATTGAAACTGTTCATAGTTAATCAAACGACTATGTGCATACAGCTTTAAGTGATCTATTGAGTATTGACTTCCATTTGCTGTCGTCATATCCATGACACAAAGCACGCCCACAAGCACCAAACTACGCATGCGAGCTATCCGCCTCAGCGGCTCGCCAGCGAGTTGTGATGCTAGCAGTGGTGTCAAGTTACTAGTCAGTATGTGGATAACTCTAGCGTGAGCCCTGCGTGTCGTCCACAGGCTTTGCACACCTGTGGATAACTTCTGTGGATAACTATTCACTGATGCCCCCATCCTTTACCTTTGAATTGGATACCAAAGGTTGAGTAGGCACGGCTCATGTTTTGCCCGCAGCAAATTGGTTGGTGTTCCTCGTGGATTGACTTATCCACCTCAACACTGATTTGGCACACGTTGCATTTAAACTCATAGATCGGCATCTGTAACCCCTATCTGTGCAACCCCCATGACTTCGCACTTGGTGCATTGGATTACTTCCACACCAACTGGCAGGTTGTCGGTTATCTTGTGAATAACCTGCTTGGTTACCTTCTTGCAAATTCGACATTCAAATTGCACTTGTTGCATAGTTTGATTTCCTCAAATTCTCAATAGGTTGCAGGTTAATTTGTGTTACCCACCAATTCGGCTGCTTGCTGTGCTTGTAGCGTGGCTTTTGAGCCATTGCAATGGGTATCCACCCCGCTATGCGATAGGTCGGTGATTGTCCGGTGACCAAGATAGCAATGTCTTGCTGTCTGTCGTACTCATGGACTATCAGCTGACCTTGATCGTACTTAGTCCACTTGACCTCAATGTTATTGCCAACGTCAGCCTTTGACTTCATGTTGCATGTGAAAGGGTCGTACGGTAAACCCAAATACTTTGCCACAACCCACTCACTGCCCACTGACTCGGCATGATTGACAAGGTAGTCGTAAGTGTTGGCGTTGAGAAAATCGCGGTCTGTCTCGGTTAGGTCGCCGTGCTGGCTAGTGATCTTGATTGACGCCATGAGGCAAATCATTTGCTCATTTTTAGTCAATGTCATTTTCACCGACAATCACCGCAAAACCAAATGACTTTGTCTGTTTTGTCATAACCAATTTGGAAGCCAAACGCGTCAAACTTGCACAGCTTTGAACACTTGTCACACTGGTCAATTTTGTACTCGCTGATTACCTCGCCTTGATAGTAAAGCCGACCTGTCATGTTTTGCGGGTTCAGTATCTCCATGTAATCACTCATAGGTAAGCCAGCATCAGAATAAGTCCAAGAATTACAAAGACTAAAAGAATGTTTGACAGCTTCTTTTTTGTCATGGCAAACGCACCACCCATTGACCTGTTGACCCTAACTGATACCAAACAGGGTCACACTGGTCTGCTTTGGATTTTTCAGTGCAGAAATAACCGCCCCATGATTTGCCTGTTTTGGCTGACTCACCAGTCTTAAACACTCGCGTGCCATGTTGGCAGCGTGGCTTTTCCTCGATCAGTTGACCGCCTAGCTGCTGTGCAATTTCGTCAATTGACGAGCCAAGCGACAAGACACCAGCCTGCTCAGCCTCACCAGCTGTGGCATAACTTGGCACGTCGCCAAACTTGGTTGTCCAGTAGTCATGTTCTTTTGTGACGTCTGCTGCTGCAACCTTTGTTGTCAGTTTCTCAACCTGTTCCATTGTTTCGCGTGTGGCTTTTTCCGTGCCACCCATGACCAACGCCATCACTCGCATGAGGGCTGAGGTCGTTGTGTCCTCAACAAACCAACGTTTCATGTTGGGGTTGTATGCAGCTACAAAACCGTAGGCATAGTCAATGCCTGCTGGCTCGATCTCTGTTTGATTACGCCAAGCCTTAGCCTGCACGAGTATGTAGCCCTTGTCTGCGTTAAATTCCACAATGTGCGCCTGCAAACGACCCTCTGGGTAGGTTGCAATCCAGCGGTCTGTGCGTTCTTTGTTGCCTTCGTAGTTATCTAAAAACGCCATTAGTCGACCACCTTGTTTGAGATGTGGCGACGGATAGCCTTACGACGTGCCAAGCCTTCGCGCTTGCCTTCGTTAAAGCCTTTGGCATAACCAACAGCTGCGCCAAGTATCATTAAGAAAATAACGCCAACCAAACGACCCAAAGTTTCTGGGTCTAATAGATCAAGTACCATTTTGAATTCTCCCGAGTTCTAGGCGGTAAGTGTTACCACCTGCACTCAGGGTGACGCATGATTGAGGCTAAATCAAGTATTGGGCGTGTTGTTCGGCGTGTCATTTGGCTTAGGCTTGGCTTTCAGCCCGTTACCAGCCAGTACGCCGCCTAGTGAGCCAGTCAAGAAAATAGCTAGTGTTTTGAGAAGGTCAATAAAGGCTGCGTCATTGGGTGCTTGTGCGCCGATTGGCTGTGTAACAAAGATTAGCGCGTATGTAATGCCTAGCGTCACGATCAGAAACACCGCAGCTAGTGTTGCCCCAATAATCAAAATTAGTTGTGCGTGTACTTCCTCAGGGGTTTTGCGTCGTGCTGGTTTGTGATGACTCAAATCCAAGTATGTCGTCAGTGCATGTTCCAGTAGGGACGCATTGCGGCTTCTGACACTCGGGCTTTGCCCAGTTTTCGTATTCTTGGCACTCATAACGTACCCAGCCTTGATACCCACAAGCGGTCAGGATTAGTGCAAGTGCCCAAACCAACCCTGCCGCTGTGAGTTTCTGGCTACTTACCCAAGTTGCCAAAACTTTTGTCTTGCGGATTTAACCAGCGCAAAATTACTGGTGCAACAGCTGCCACGCCTGCCATTGCAAGTGTCTTTGGGTCTTGCACGCCTGCCATGTATAAGGCAAGTGCTGCTGCAAGAAATGATCTAGCCCATGAGGCTGCTACGGCTTTTGCTTTGTCCATTTTTTCGTCTCCTTTTTGATTGGTGCTGCTTTCGTAGTTGGTAGTTCTACGTTTGGAAAGTCGCCCTTGTAAGGCACAAACTTTGGCACGGCAAAACCAACGATCTCTTTGCCTTCACCGTATGACCTGACCTTGACCATAACCATGCCGCCGTTGCGTTGATCGCCTGTGCCGCTGGTATTGCCTTCAATTGTCAAGCAAGTCTTTGAGTTAATAAGTCCGACAACAATGCCTATATGTGAAATGCGGTCTACGCCGTCATGTGGGAAATCCATAAACGCCAAATAGCCTAGCTGTGGCATGTTTGACCAACGGCTAATTTCTTTAAATTTATGCGCACCAACAGCTGTGCCAACGACACTGTGAATTTTGACGCCTGCTTGTGCAGCGCACCAATTGACAAAACTACCGCACCACGGCAAACCGTCTGCCTTTGTAAATTTGCCATACTTAGTTAGGTTGTCGCCTTCCTCGACCGTACCAACCTCAGCTGCTGCGACCTCAATTAAACGAGCAGCTGTGCCGTCAGGATAGTTACTCACTCGGATATTCCTTGTCATACTCGGCTTTTGTCATTGAGGTAAATTGATCGTTGCCCCAATCGATAAGCGCATACTCTGTAAATGTATCTTTTGGATCCTCTATTGGAAAAAATGTAACTGTCATTTTACAACTCCGCACTAAAGCCGATGTAGGCATTTGAATTGCTATTTGCAGCAATTTGATATGGGCGATACTGTGTTAAAGCTGCGCTTCCGTGTGTGTAGCGAACTGTGGCTGTGTTAACACCTGATCTGCCCGTAATAAGTGCAAATGTGCCGCTGCTGTATGTATTTGTTCCGTCGTAAGTTAGTATCAAAGAGTAATCAAGGCTTGTCGGTCTGATTCTCATTGTTACAGGAAACAACATTATGAGATCTACTTCAGTTGTTGAGCTAGCACCCATTGCAGCAGAAAAATGCGTGCTGGAGTCACCTGCAGTATTACGCCAATAATAACGCTGGCAATTGGCCAGTTCGCTTTGGATAGTTCCACCTGAAAAACAAAAAGCCGTCGGAGTGGACGCCAATTCTAGTTTGACTTTACTTAGTGTTTTTGTTGCTCCAGACGCGGTAAATTCAACAACTACATTTGCCGAACCATCGGCTGTAAAAGTGATTGGACTTGCTGCATAACTCGGTGCCGTTGCGCCGCTATTGTAAATTCGACCTGTTGCTGTGCCTGTAAATGACAAAACATAAGTGCCAGCCGGCACATTTGCTTGTTCGACAATTTGTTGCAATCCGCCGCCGCTATTTATTGTTACAGATTGTCCAGTTGGCGCGCTTGTATAAGTCAAAGTTGTGTTTGTAAAATTAGATTTCCAACGGTCGAAACCATAAGAACCAGAAGCTAAGTTTGCGGCTGATACATAAGAACGTTGGTTAACTGTAAAATTGCCGTTTATTACTAAATTTGGATTTGCACCAACAATGTCAGTTGATGTTGTCCACGCTGGCACACCTCCTGAAACTGCTAAAACTTGACCAGTTGTGCCAATTGGCAGGCGTGTGCTTGTGTTTGCCGTAGCTGATGAATAAGCAAGATCGCCAAGCGTTGTGCCAGGCTGTAAAGCCTTTAATCGTGTGTCAACGCCTTGCAATGCAACCTCAAAGTCAGCAGGCAAGTCCGTGACTAAATCGGTCGACGTCGGCAGAACAAAACCATAATTGCTTGTCGGGTTTGTAATTGGAGTCTCCTTCGTTAAGTGATAATTGTTGCACGTGCCCAGTCAAGCGTTGGCGACACGCCCGACCATGCAAATGCTGGTGAGATTTCGTACCATTGCAAAGACTGCAATGAGTAAGCCACTGGTGAAATGCTTAGCGTCACTGACAGCTGATTGTATGAGGCTTGAAATGACCAACCCTCAACAAAGCCCTGAAAGATGCCGCCCATGTTGGCAGGTAGATCGTTAATTGCAACTGCCTCGCCCATGAAAATGCCAATGAGGTTGTCGCGATCGCCGTTGTCTAATTCAGGGTTAGTCAGGTCAAAGGTAATGTCACTAAAGGCTGCCTGCGGTATTTTTCGCAGGTTTAGATAACGGTTTGCCTGTGATGTTGCGTCAGCTGAGTCATGCAAAGTTGTCTGAATAATCTGGGAAAGTGTGCCGTATTCTCTAATTGAGTCTGCGTCGCTGGCGTTGACTGAACTGCCACTGCCTGTGCCAAATTGGATTGTCACGTTATTGCGCACGTCGCCTGCTCGCGTCTCAACGCGCAAACCTGCCCCGCGTGCTTGGTTGGCTGTTAGTTGGACATAGCCATTGTTTTGCAAATACAAGCTGCGGTGACCTGCGTCGGCATAGGAAATGCGCCCTGAGGCGTCCTCGTAAATCGTGCCAAAACCTGAGGTTGCCAACGCAGAAACAAGGCTGTAAACGTCAACACGGTTTGAGCTACGGTGAGCTAGGTCGTAATCACCTGGGCGGTCAATTTCGCCAAGTCCCACGTTTTCAGCTGTTGCCCATGTTGTCGTTGGCTCATAGTTTGCCCACGTTAAAGCTGATGGTACTTCTGCCCACGTGTTAAGCAACAGGTCAGACAAAATCTCATAAATTTGATCGCCGTCAAAGTCACGCGATAGCACGCCGTTTGTCAACGCTTTAGGCAAACGTGCCAACGCACCAAGTGCTGTGATGCTGTAAGTCTGCGTAAACATGACACTGCCGACGTCTCGCACCTCAATGCCAATGTCAACGACTGTGCCGCCAAAGATAGGCACAAATACCCCTGCTGTGTCTTTTACCTGCACGCTGACACTGCTGTTGATTGCAACAGGTATGGTCGTTTGGGCAAGGTCGATCAGTTCTAAATTGACGTAACCTGCCTGTGCTTGCTCATAGATGTTTGTTCGACCTGATCTGATTGACAAATTTGCCAAGATTGCTTCTGTGTAAGAAATGCCGTCAATCTCTACCAGCCAGACAGGCGACCATTGCGTCATGTCGTTACCAGATTGCTTGCCCCACCTGTGCCTCGGTAGTAGCTGTTATTTAGCACCTTGACCAGCGTGCGGGCTGTGCCCTCAGCGTCGATTGCGCCGTTGACTGTAATGTTGAAAGTGTTGCCCATTGCGCCCATTTTGTTAAGCGGTATGACAGCCTCAGCCCCAGCCTCACCAATCATTGCCAATGTTGGCTCTGTGACAATGCCACCCTTTGCCAGCATAGGAATGTCAGGGAAAATGTCTGCAACCCTAAAACCTCGACCGCCAACAATAGGAACCCAATCAGGCACGGTAATGTCAATGGCAAAGTCAAGTCTATTCCAAATGCCAATGATGCTATTTAGCACTGCCTTCATGCCGTTGTATAACGGATTGAAAATGCTGCCTGCACTAGAAACAATAAAGTCTCTAACGTCACCAAAGAAATCTTTAATGTTTTTAAAGGCAGTGGTAACTGCGCTGGTTACGTTTCCGACGACACCAATCAAAGCGGAAATAACACCAGCAATTCCGGAAATTGAACCGCTGATAAACGTGCCAATAATCGGTGCAACGTAATCGCGCAAGAAACCAGCAAACGCAAAAAATGCTGCGCGCAATGGTTCTAAATTGGCAGAGTTATCTTTCAAAGCGTCAACAATGCTTATCCATGCTTTAGCAAGTGCGGTAATAATTGGAATTAGTGTCGCTTGTAAAATAGGCACAATGTAATCTTTAATAAAGTTATACAAAGTCGTAAATGCTGGGACAAGTACCTGCGTGAAATAATCGCCTAAGACCTTAAAGACTGGGGTTAGTTTCGGGCCGATCTCATTTGCCACGTTTTGAATTGCTGGTATTACCTTGTTAACAAATGCAGAAATTAAAGGCGTTATTGCGTCAAGAATAAATGAGCCGACGGTTTCTTTGCCCTCGTCAAAGGCAACCTGCAACCGTGCCATTTTGCCTGCAAATGTGTCAGCTTGTACCGACGCTTGATTTTTAAAGGTTTCACCAAGTTTTGCTGTGATTTCCTCTAATGACATTGTTTTAAGATCAGCTGCACTAATGCCAAGACCTAATTTGCCAAGTGCTGTTGTCTGACCTTCTGAGGCTTTGGCTAGTGCGTTTGTGACGGCTTCTAATGACTTACCTGAACCTGCTGAAACGTCAAGGGCTAACGCCTGTAATTTGGAGGCTGCTTCGACGTCCTTTGTGCTTCTGACTAAGCGGTCAAAACTCGGGCGCAGCTCGTCGTCAGTCTTGCCAGTTAAAAGTGATGTTTTTGTTATCTGTGTTTCAATGGCTTTGATCTGGTCATTGCTTGCACCCACGACGTTGCGCAGGGTCGTTGCAAGCCTGCTCTGCGCCGCTTCGTCGGCAACGGCAGCCTTGACACCGTCGACGGCTAATTTGACCGCGTACGCGCCAGCAGCAGCCCCAGCAGCGGCAAAGGCTAGACCGACCTTCTTGGAAAATGCACCAACCTTTGACGTGGTCGACTCGACGTCATTGTTTGCTTGCGTTAAGGATTTTTTTAGCTGGTCGACGTCGCCAAGAATAGATAATTTTAAGGTTCTGCTAGCTCCTGCCATTACCACTCCTTCAATACGCGACTAAAAGCATTTTCCCACTGATCGACAATGTATGGCTGTTCTGTGCGTAGTGTCGGATAAATAAACCAACCGCGCGAGCCTCGACCTTGCTTGCCTGACCAAACAGGAAACTGTTTTTTAGTATTTGACCCAAATTCATACCCGCCCCATAGCTGCTGAGTCGTGCCACCACCGCTATATCTTTGCGAGGCAAAGCCAAAAGATACTGCACCAGTTTTGTCGCTTTTAGATACCTTTGAGCCACTTGCAATTCTTTCGTCAACTTTGTTTCTAGTAGCACCAGCAGCACCAACAATTTTGCCTTGCAGGTAAGTGGCTAAAGTGTTTGACACCTTTTTTGCTTCTGCAACGGCTTGGTCGTCCATAGCCTTAAAAGCGGCATAGATTTTGCGTAGGTCGGCTTTATCGTATGCCACGCTTTCCTGTGCCACTGTCGCGCCCCTTCAAAATCTCTAGTGCCGTTAAAATGTCCTCTGCGCTTTGCCACTCACGCATTGCAATGCCAGTCTCAATGGCTAGCAAAACAATGGCGTAATTTAGGCTTCCGCGCTGGTGACTTTTGGGTCTGCGTCTCCTGTGGAAACGTCAACGACTGTCTCGACCCAAATTTCGTAAGGCTTAATTGGCTTACCAGCAGACCCACGCTTCATTGCGTTGTAAGCAAGAAACATAAGATCAGCAATGCCGATCTTGTCCTGAGCCTGCTGGATTGTGTAGCCAGTCTTTGTCTCCCATTTTGCCCACTCTGGCGGTTGTGCCACGTAGGTTTCTGTTCGACCTTCTGCGTATTCGATTGTTATTGGTAGCTTCATTTTGTCTCCCGATTAGTTAGATGTTAGGAAAAGTTCTCTGATGGTGTGCCAACAACTACAAATGATAGATCGACTGTCTGTGCATCTGGTGCTGTGCCGCCAACTGACGGGAACACTGGCATTACGTTGAAAGTGTAAACCGCGCCTGTTGTAGCTGTAAGCGACACGGCAAGTGTTGTGTTTGGGTTTGTTTCGCATGCTGTCCACAATGACTCGCAAAGTGATGAGGCAACGCCCCAGTCGGCAAGCATTGACATGTCAAATGTCCACTGGTCGTCAATGTGCTTGTAAGCCTTGCCGTCTAGCGTTTGGTATGTCTCAACTGTTGGTGAGTTTGTAAGTGTTGCGCTGGTCGCTTGTGCGTCGTAGTTAACTGTTGCAATGGTCACGACTAAATCGCGACCAGTGATGATTGTCGTTGGCATTTTGTCTCCTAGTTAGTTTGTTTGTGTGTAGTAGGTTGAAACGTTTATGTCACTTGCAAGCATGGGCGACTGCCCCACTTCAAGCAAGGTTGGTGCTGAGATTGCGTCTACTGCGTATCCTGTCGGCAACGCCGCAAGAATTCCTATAACTAGTTTTTCTAGGTTGTCTAGTGAACCTGCGTTGCTGTTACTTGCAACGACAACTTTAATTTTAAAGTTAAGTTTGACTTTAACTGCCGATTTTCCAATAAGCACAATTTCCATGTATGGGTCATCTGGCACGACAACAATGGCAGGCGGTATCGGTGACTCTGGCACGCTTGGGTAAACGTTTGCAGCTAGCGCACTAAAGGCTGTGGCTAAGGCTGACCGCGTTTCGGCAACTGAGTTGGCTGGCATTTATTGACACACTGTCTCAGCGTCTAAGTAAGGCATAAGTAAAGTGCTGACGCGGTTAGTCAAGCTGCGACCCATACGGTACGGCGAGCTTGCAAAGTCCACGCCCTCGATCTGTCCACCAGCTGCAACGCGTGATTGAAAGACCTCAACGCTAACAGCCAAAATTGCAGACTCGATTGCTGGTGTGCTGGCATAGATTTGCGCAGCTGAATAACCAGACAATGTTGCACTGCCATTTGGCACAATTGGCCGCTTTGTAACGTCGGCGTTTGTCAGTGCTGCGGTAAAGTAGTAAGGCGCAGCATCTACGACTGTGTGTGTCGCTGTGAATGGTGCAGGCAAACCAGCAACGATTACTGATTGACCTGCTACAAAATAGTGCTCACGGATTGTTGAAAACGTGGCAACGTTGTCTTTTAGCTCGTAAGCTTGAACGCCTGAAACGTTGGCAACCAGCATGGGCAAAATTACGTCCTCGCTGGTGTTAATAATCTCGTCTAGATAACTGTCACTGTAAAGGCTAACGGACACGCCAAGCACCGTGCGCAATTGACTTGCTGTAACAATGGCTGGCATGTCCGTTTCCTTTCGACTGCTGCGGCGACCTCGGGAGAAATCGCCGCATGATTAGTGGGTTGTTATCAGGTCTTGTTAATACCAAACGCGCCTGCACCAATCTTGGTTGCAATTGCGCCATAACCGTAAACAGATACTGCAATTTGACCTGACGCGATTACGTCTGCACGCAAGCGGTATGTTGGTGACTCGTACCATGTGTAAGCACTTGGGTTGATGATTAGCATTGAGTCATCTTTATCAGTGTCATTTGCTGACGGTACGTTTGCTGTGACGTATAGATCAAGACCTGCGACGTTGCCGCGGATTGAGTCTGGACGTACTGCGCCGCCTGCGTTGCTTGGCTGTGCAGCCATGTAAATTGGACGACCTGAGTCGTTAAGTGTCATGAGGTTTGCCCACTGGCTTGTGTTTGCCAAAATGTTTGTTGCAAATCCCTGTGTATTCGAATAAACAGATGCAGCACCGCGTGACACAAAGCCAAGCAACTCAGCAGCTGTTGGATATGTTGTAAGTGTTGTCGCATCAGCTGTTGCACCAGATGCCAGTGCTGTGTAAACAGCAAGGTCTGTTGCCTTTGCATAAGCTGCTGACATGTTGTTAAGCAACTCGTTAAAGAATAATGGTGATGTGCGATCTAGCAATTCAACGCTAAATGTTTGTTGTCCAGCATACTTTTTCACTGTAACTGACAAGAAACTTGAAGCCTGATCTGTTTCGCTTGGTGTGCCTGCTTCTGCTGTTTCAGCAACTGTTGGCATTGTTGTGATTTTTGGAATTTCAAATGACATACCAGCATCAGGCAAAACGCCACGGCTGATTGCGTCAATTGCTGATCGTGTGTTGTTAGCAAGTCCGTTGATAACTTCTGTCAACTGACGTGTAGGAACTAAACCTGCGTTGTCGGTTGTGTCATCTGCCGCTGCGACATACTGACGTGCTGACTCCTCGCCAAGTGAGGCGCGGATTGTGTTTTCCAAATACTTAGCAGCTGTGAACTCTAGGCGTGGCTTTGAAGTCCAACCGCCTACGGCTGGCTTTGCATTTGCTGTGACTGACTGAGCAGCTTCTACCGTCTCGACGGTTTCCGCGTTTGTGACGGTGTTGTCCACTTCGTCTCCTTCTGTTGTAGGTGTTTCCTCTGGCTCAATTGTTGAGTCAGAAATTTCAGGCTCATCACCTGTTGTCGCTGCGACCTCGTTAACGCGCGCTGATCTAATTGCAGGCTCTGACGTCAAGGCAACGCCTGTCATTTCGCCCTTAATAATGCGCACTGTGCCGTCTTTAAGTGTTTCGTATTCGTCAAAATAAACCTCAACGCTAAAACCGTCACGCAGACCTTCGCTTGCTTCAACTAATGCGTCGGTC